TTCATTAAGTTTATTAAAAAAATTATTTGGGGTACAAAAAACATTCCCGTGAATATTCTCAAACATTGTTTTAGACATTTCCGCAATCCCTCAGCATTTACAATTTTTATTATCACCCTCACACAAAGGACAGCATCCGGTGACAACACAATCATTAACAGGCAACATAGAGTAAGCGCAAGTGTATTGCCAATCATCGTCTGGCCAGTCTTCTCCAGGATGACTACGTTCAAAATCATCTCTAGTTATTTTATTTTGAATTGTTGCTTTGCTTTTGACTTCACCATATATGATGCTGTTCATATCCTGTTCTTCTCTCCAGCCACTGTCATCTTTCAAAGACTCTATTCTTTCCTTACACCAGGCACTAGCATCTTTTTGAGAATTAAAAATTTCAAAATCTCCCTTAAACTCATCTGCTGCAAACCACATAATAAACCTCTAAACCCTTTTCCTTAAAGACATTGCCACAAAAAGCTTCTCTATATTTTCGTCAGTCAAGGAAATATTTAAATGATATTCAATTTGTTCAATCCTATAGAATGGTTCTAACCCGTTATTCTCACGTTCCTTGTTCACAAGATTTAAGAGCTGTTTAAGTTTATACTGTCGCTTTTGTGGATGTAATTTACTCATTTATAGCCTCACTGTATGTTTACAATAACTCTACAAACACAAGGTCTTTACGTCAACGCATTACTTTGTGTGATGACCAATTTCATTTTCAGGCATAGCACGGCCATTCTCTTTTACGGTCAAGGAGATTAGGAGGCTTTTCAAACAAACAATACTGAGAATGAAAGGATAAAGTAATTGTGGGCCGTCATCACCCACCATTTTGTTTACCGCGTAGAAGGAGAGAAACTGCAAAAGCTCCCCAGGTAGATCAAATCCATCTGACTTCCCCTATACCCAAACCGATCAAACTTTTTTTTGTTTTATTTTTATCCTGTTTAAATTAAGAGTTATGACAGTCACGCAGGCCTAGTGCAGTACGTGGACATAGCTTTGATCTTAATCTCTCCAGACGGCATCCTGCCCCTCACATTAGTCAGATTTTTCATACTTGGTAGAAACCTGTCTAAGAAAACCAAGGTAGATGATAAATTAAAAAAAATACTATGTAAACACGAAAGGTCTTGACTTATTGTGACAGTTATAAGAAAAATAAATTCCTACCGCAAATAGGAACTTTTTTTTGTACTCTCCTGGTACTTGCAGGCCAGGAGAGTTTTTTTAATTATTGTCCTACTTTAAAACTAACATCCTTCACAGACTTAATCTCTTTTCTTGTAGCCTCTTGATGACCTTCTACTGCTCGTCTCTCATAGATTTCACCTTGAGGATTGCTAGGGCTTTTTTTATCTTCCTGGGCAGACTCTCGGGTTAAGGATTTCAATTCAATTTGATGCGCTGGCAAACTCTCCAAAGTGTCATACTCCTTAACGTAGGTGCTAAGATTGGATAAAAGAATTATCTGTGACTCTGACAGCTTCTTAGATGTTTTTTCAGATGACTCTTTTATTATTTGAAAATACTTGCGTAGCTCAACTATATCCACTTCACAAAGCTTTTTACCTTTAAAGCCACCCAGCGGAAAAATAAAATCTCTATTTGGTATTAGTGAAATTAGCTGTGCCTCTTCTAACGCCTCTTGAGAAGATCCAGAACTAATGACTTGTGCTTCTGCGATATCATCAATGCTAGTGTGACTTTTAACGTCATCCGGTTCAGCAATAGTGTTTCTGATATCTCTAATTGATTTTGAAAATTTTTCTTTATCAAATTCTGGCTCATCCACAGTACCGTCAACGGCCTCTTCTGGTAGATAAACATTCATTAAAACATCAGGAAAAACAAACCTAGCCGCCTCTGACACAGCTCTCCATGTTAGCATGTTGGTCGGTTGCTTGCGCCAGTTGTCTTTTCCTGTGATGCCCATTAGCTTGGCCCTCTCAATTGTCCAAACTGATTTAAAAGAGTCATCAGGAAATTGCTTGTCACGGCCCATGGTACACTCCACCCTATTAGCGTCCACCCTATCAATCTTTATAAGGGCACTAGGAACCTTTGAACGAATCATGGCAAGCATTGTCCTACCATTCATTGTAGGATTGCCCCTAATCACGTTTATTGAATTTAGAGACTGCATAGGCTTAAGGCCTAGTTCTATACCTGTCTGAAGTATAACCATGATATCGGCTGGCTTACCCCTCAGTGCATCAGGAATTATTCCAGACTTTGAAAGTTTTTCTGCAAAAGAGAAAGCCCTCTCTAGTGCATCAGTGTTAAAAGTTGTTAATTCTGTGTCATTCTGTGTTATAAGATCCATTATTTTTTCCCTTTGTTAATATATTTTCTCAAAGATTTATTTTTAGTAACTAGTGCCCCAGGTATCTCCAGGCCCATTGCTATATCCTCTTCAATTCTTTTTCTATCAATTTCAATAGTCACTACCTCTTGTTTATATTGATCGGGTATAAGGCCTTCCATTAAGTCAATACTTGGCTTTGTGTTCTGAAGTCTAAAATAATAATCATTGCCGTCAATCTTATCTTGCTTGAGATCCTTCATGGCCGCCTTAATAGCTTCTTTGAGTCTTTTCTCAAAATCCTTTAAAGATTTTTCAACATTATAAAACTCTTCTTTTTTCTTCTTCCAGTAAGACTGTTCATGTTTTATTTGGTCAAGAAAATAGGCATAGTTGTCTACCTTTTTTAAAAGTCCGTCTGAAACAGTGGCCAAAGACTTTTCAATCTCTGGTGAAATTTCACCCCCGGACTCAATAATTTTTGATGTGATTTCTTTTGACTCTAATACTAGTGAAAATAATGATTCTGACATAATGAAACTCCTTGATATATGCCTATTAAGTAATGATAGGAAGTGTATACCAAGGAGGCAGCTAGGGCAATTCCTAACAGGTTTTTTTTGATAATTTTGAATTAAAAAAGAACAACTTTTTCACTAGGCTTTATCTCCCATTTCACATTTTTAAAAACTTCATTTAAAACTTCATTTTGTGCTTTTAATTTTTTTAATTCATTTAATTGGTACTCATTAAGATTTTCTTTATGAGTCAAATAAAATGACTGAAGTTTTTTTTCTTTTTCAATTGTGCCAGCTCCCCACTCTGTAATTGAGCTGGATATAATATGGCCATCATTATTTAGACCTAATACAATGATTTTAGAATAACTGCATTTTTTTATTGCACACCATTTGCCAGATTTTGGATTTTTGGTCATGTAGCAAATTCTTTGGCCATAATTAGGCCTTGTCTCTACCCAGTATTTCCTCTCAGTTTTTGTTTTAAAGCCCCATGGATAATTGCTTACAATAAATGAATTTTGTTCACTGTCATGGCCATATAGATATCTTGAAACCATTTTTTAACTCCCTGTTGTATAATGTTAGTAGTGACAGAATGTATATACACAAACATTAAGAAAATAACAATGATTTTTGAGGCCATACAAGATGATATAAGGCGAAAAAATGACACCACCATGTGTCATTATCTTTTTGAATTATGCTTTTTTGGATTTTCTAAATTCTGCTAATTTTGTTTTTCTTAATCTTTTGTTGAAATCCAACAATTTTAAAACTTCTATAATTAACCTCATTTCCTCTTCAATCTCTTCATTTTCTTTTCTTGTAACCCATGCTTTTTTTGCTGCATTATGTCTTGAATTATCATTTGCTCTTCTTGTTTTCCATGCTTTCATTGCTGCTTTTTGAGATTTTGACATTTTCATTTTGAAACCCTTTGTTACATTGCCTTATTGCAATGTGTTAATTAATTATAACACATTGAGCTGGAAAAGCAACAAAATAACAGAGAAAAATGGTATTATTTTGCCCAGCAAGTCATTGAAATCATTATGTTTTTAATAAACAAATATCTTTACCTATTGTAATGACTGAATTACAATATTTTTGAAACAAAAATGAGAGAAATTGCAATGAAGCAAATTAAAGACAAGAGGTGTCAAATTATGGAAAATGAAAAAAAAAATCGGACTACAGGAATTGAGTGGACAGATCACACATGGAATCCATTTATAGGATGTAGCAAAATTTCTGATGGGTGTCATAATTGCTATGCAATAAGAACAGCATATAGATTGAAGTCATTTAATAATCCACATTATAAAAATGTAGTTTCAAAAAAAAATGACAAAGTAAATTGGACAGGCAAAATAAATTTGAATTCACAAAATGTTTTGAATAAGCCAAATAAAATTCAAAATGATTCAATTATTTTTGTTAATTCAATGAGTGATTTTTTCCATAGTAATGTAGAATTTAAAAATCAAAAAATGGCATTAGAGGTCATGATGGAAAATTCAAGGCATCAATTTCAAGTTTTAACAAAGAGGCCAGAAAATATTCAAAAATTTTTGAACAAGGCAAAAATGAAAAAATTCCCAGATAATGTTTGGATAGGGACAACAGTAGAAGGCCAAAAAGTAAAAGACAGAATTCAGATATTAAAAAAAATCAAGGCCAGAATAAAATTTTTATCAATTGAGCCATTAATAGATGATATTGGAAATGTTAGTTTTAAAGGAATAGATTGGATAATTACAGGTGGTGAGAGTGGGCCAAATGCAAGAGTAATGAAAATAGATTGGTTAAGAAAATGCAGAGACATTGCAACAAGAGACAATGTTCCACATTTTTTTAAGCAGTTTGGAAAACCAACAAATAATCCTTTGTATTGGAGAAAAGTAAAAGGTGTATATATTCCAAGAGATAATGCAATACAATATGTCAATAAACATGATCCAATAGGCAAAGGTGGTTCAAAATTAGATGGCAGACATTGGAAAGAGATGCCAAATAATTTTAAAGTTTCAAAAGTTTATTCAAAAAATCAACAAAGTGTTTTATTAAATTAATTTATTTTGGTGTTAGGTTCATACCAATGTAAAAGGTAGAGGCTTTATTTCTGCAATGGGTAAAGTCTTCAATTATAAAATCTTCATGAAAATATTTATACCAAATTTTTGGGTATTGAGTAGCTAAATGACGGCCTGGTGACAGGCCTTTCACATTTTTAAATTTTTTTGGAATTTTTCCTCGGATCTTCAAATCCATTGCATTATCTGTGATAATTAAAGAAGTTTTTTTATTGATCTGAGGCAAAAATACATTTAAGTATTGAGTCGGATTACTCCAAGCGTCCATATCAATTAGGTCAAATTGGGAAACGTCCATACCTTTTACATAGGTAGTCACATTGTAAAATCTATAGAGCTGTTTCCACATTAGGCCTTGACTTCCATACACCTCTAGGATTTTAGGATTTTCATAAAAGGAAATGAATTTTTTTCTAAGTCTTAGTTTTGCATTTATACCTGTATTGTCTTTTCTGGTGTAACTTACCTTAACCGTCATATTTCACCAAGAATCCACATTGAGGACATTTTTTACCATTAATATTAATTTCGGCCTCTTCTTCGTCTTTTATTGTGTCTAAAGGCTCATCTTCTAAATCCTTTGCAGGTTCTAAAGCAAAATCTTTAATTCCTAAATACTCTAAATCAAAGTTTCCATCAAAAGCTGCCATCTCTTCATTTATTTTCCCAAGGTCCTGGGTACTCCATTCGGCAATAGCATTATCAGCTACCATGTCAGCATATTCTTGGGCCTCATCTATATAGCCTTGGTAGTCTACAGGTGCAGATTTATAACCAGATAATTCTAGGGCCATTAATCTTCCGTGACCTTTTGTAATAAAACCGGATCTCTTTGAAACTACTATAGGCTGGCGCATACCAGTATAATCGATGATCTTGGCCAAAGCTTTTATTTGATCCATTGAGTGATGGTTGGGATTTTTTGGATTTTTTACAAGCTTATGTAATTTTACCATTTTATTATAGGAGCAATTAACAATTAACTTTTTCTCTTCTTCTTTTTCAGTTTCGATTTCAGGCGGTGCTGTAGTTTCTTTCATGAGTTCTCCCAATTAAAATTAATGTATCAAAATTTGTGTCGATTTAAAATAATTTACTTTTCAATTTACCATTGGTATTTATTAATAGGGAGAAAAAAATGGAAAAAAAATCAATATTGAAGATCACCAGAAATAAAAAAAATAAAAATTTAAATCTCAAAATTAATGCTGGTGAGAAAAAACTGATGCAACAAAATGCAGATAAATACTTTGGTGGTAATTTATCCGGTTGGATGAGGTATAGTGCGATGTACCTAAAACCAAAGCAAAAAGATTTGGTAGATTACGTAGACTAGATTATTTTTTAAATAAATTTGTCACATGGTCTTCAACTAGAAGGCCTTTGTCGTTTTTAGTAAACCTTTGTATCAAATGTCCCTTACCTTTACATACTGGACAATCTAAAGTGTCGTCTCTCAACCAAATGAAACCCTGTCCACAACACCGTTTGCAAGTCTCTCTTCTAATCTCTTTGTTTATTTTCAAAACAATCTCCAAATAAAGTTTAAGGATAAAATGATATAATATTGAAATGGAGAAATGAAAGTGTTATTTTTAATTTACAAAAAAATAACACCAAAGGTAAGTAAAATGAGTAATGAGAATGATAAAGATAGCAAAGAACCAAATGTTGACCTGGTAGAAGTTGATAAAGAACTTAAAGAATTTGAAAAAAATTCCAAAATGGGTAGGCCTCTAAAATCTATAGATATTGATAATCTTGACTCATTATGTGAATTGGGATGCACAAGAGACGAGATCGCTTCTTTTTTTCGTTGTCATCCAAACACCATTGATAGACGTGTGAAGAAGCAATTCGGGATGACATTTGGTGAGTATTACGCATTGAAAGAAGGGCGTGGCCTGATATCTTTAAGGCGTACAATAATGCAAGTCGCTCAAGGCAAAAGAGAAGTCGTGCATCGTGGAGATGATGGGCAGGAAAAGGTTCTGCATAAGGGTTCCAAGCCAAACACTCTAATGCTTTTACATTTGGCAAAAACTAGATTGGGCTTGTCTGAAAAGATTCGAATGGAACACTCTGGACCAGATGGAACAGAAATAAAATTCAGAAATAAAACTGATGACGAAGTGCGAGAAGAGTTAGATGTGCTAATGGGTTCAATTAAAATTCTACAAGAAATCGAAGAGAGGAAAAAAAACAAAGAGTCGCCTAATGAGTGACATTAGGTTCGCCTTATTTGATGCTTATAATAAATCAGAGAATTTTTTAAAAGAAAAAGCAAAAGAAACCATGATGGGTTTTACTCTTTATACAAAAAGAGACTATAGGGTCAACTGGCATAATATACATCTATGTCAAAAATTAGACTTGTTCGCTCAAAAAAAAATAAAAAGGTTGATGATTTTTATGCCCCCTAGACATGGTAAAAGCGAGCAAGGATCTAGGAGGCTACCAGCTTTTATTTTTGGCAAAAACCCAACCGCAAATATTATAGCAACAAGCTATTCATCCGACCTTGCAAGTCGCATGAATAGGGACGTGCAGAGGATAATTGATACACCAGAATATTATCAAGTGTTTCCCGAGAGTAGATTAAACTCTTCAAATGTTGCAACAGTAAGTCAAAATTCCTGGTTAAGAAACTCAGAAATGTTTGAGATAGTTAACTTTGGCGGTGCTTACAAGTGTGCCGGAGTTGGTTCTGGTATTACGGGAATGGGTGCTGATTATTTATTAATAGATGATCCATTTAAAGATATGAAGGAAGCCAATTCTGCTACGATAAGAAATGGCGTCTGGGACTGGTACACCTCAACAGCTTATACAAGATTAGAAAAGGGTGGCTGTGTTCTCCTTATTATGACTCGTTGGCATGAAGATGATTTAGCCGGTCGCCTTTTAGAAAAAGCAAAAAAAGATCCAAATGCTGATCAATGGGATGTAGTAAGCTTCGAGGCTATAAAGGATACAAAAAATAATTTAGATGATCCAAGGAAAGGGGGTGAAGCATTATGGCCATGGAAATATTCAGAAGAGAACTTGGCCTCAATAAAAGCGTCGTCGACTGCAAGAGTCTGGAATGCCCTCTACCAACAACGACCAAGCGCCCTTGAAGGCAATATAATAAATAGGTCAGATATAAATTTTTACGGTGGCCCAACAGGGGTAGACCTTCCGGAGAGATTTCGTCAACAAGTTCACTCATGGGATTTTACTTTTAAAAAAAGCGACACTGCTGACTTTGTAGTTGGTACTGTCTGGGGTTCTTATGAGGGGTTCTGGCTTTTAGATTGTGTTCGAGACAGGATGGGATTTAACGAGTCTTTAAAAGCAATTAAGGCCTTAATAAAAAAGCATCCAAAATATAATTCAATTTTGATTGAGGCCAAGGCAAATGGCGAAGCTATAATGGACATGATAAAAAAAGATGTGAAAAAAATAACTCCTATAAATCCTACAGACTCAAAACTTGCAAGATTTGAAGCAGTGAGTCCAATTTTTTCTGAGGGAGACATTTGGTTCCCTCATCCTTCTATAGCGCCATGGGTAGAGGGCTTTATAGACGAGCTATGCACGTTTCCAAATGGGGCCAACGATGACAGGGTTGATTCTACTTCTCAGGCATTAAATCATCTTGATAAAAAGTCGAGATCGTCCTTATACAAACTTTCAGAGTTATAATGTATGATAAATAAAGAGAGGGTAATTATATGAAGACGTATAAATCAGTTCTAAGTAACATGATGGGTTTATCTCAAGCAACCAGAAACGATGCTAATAAAGGTGGTTGGGTTAATACCCTCACTGGATTGGGCCAAGAGGGGCGTGATAAAAGATTGGCCTCTGTAGTGAACTATCAGCCACTGCAAGAAGTCGAAGTAGAAGAACTTTTTGGTCAAGATGACATAGCTGGTCGAGTCGTAACACTCCCAGCTGAACTTGGGACATGCAATTGGATAGAAACAAAATTTTCTGAAGATGGTGGCGGTAAAGATTTAAAAGAAAAAATAGACGATGAGTTAAAAAGACTGAATGTAAAAGAAAAAATGAGAGATGCTTGGCAATGGTCAAGGTTATACGGTGGAGCTGGTATTTTTATTTCAGTAGACGATGGAAAAGATTTATCTTTACCCCTGGATTTAAAATCTTTAAAAAAAATAAAAAACTTCACAGTGCTAAGTCGATATGAGTTACACCACGGTGCAATAGACTTTGACTTGGAGAGTGACAACTTTATGAATCCTCTTTGGTATTGGTTAGGGCCAAGAGTCGGGGGGACTTCTTCAGAGCAATTGTCCAAGGCCATACACTACACTAGGATAATAAGATTTGACGGAGTAAAGCTTCCAAGGCGTTTACATATTCAAAACAACTATTGGTCAGATAGCGTTCTAACAAGGCTTTTCAATGTTTTGAGAAACTTTAATTTAGCTCACGATTCCACTACATCTATAGTACAAGATTTCAGACTAGGGATTTTAAAAATTAAAAATTTGGCTGATATAATTTCAGCAGGTGAAAGTGATGCTTTGAACAAAAGAATTGAGACAATGAATTTATCCAAAAGTGTTCTGGGTACTATTCTTTTGGATAGCGAGGATGAATCTTTTGAAAATCTTACTTCTACTCTGTCGGGCATGGATGGGCTTTTAGAAAAAGTAAACCAAAGGCTTACTTCTGCAACAGGTCTGCCCCATACAATAGTGCATGGAGAAGGTGCAAGCGGGTTCCTATCAGGTTCTGGAGATGCAGAGGACAGGCAGCTTGTAAAATTTATAGAAGCCCTACAAGATAAGACTCTGACAAGACCTATTGACCGTACCTTTGAATTAATTTTTGCTCAAACTGCAGGCCCGGCAAATGGCAACGTGCCTGAAGGTTTTTCCTGGGAGTTTAAGCCTTTGGTTGAAAAAACAGATGATCAGAAAACTGAGGTAAGATCAAAACAGGCAACGACAGACTCTCTTTATATAGCCGATGGTGTTTTATCGCCAGATGAGGTCAGAGAGTCACGCTTCGGTGGGAAAGAATTTTCTCTTGAAACAAAAATATTTGAAGATGATAGAGAGGATGCTGTAAAGGACCATGGACACGGCGATCCATTGAGTGGCTACACAGGCGGAGCTGTCCTGGGTGATGGGGTTCCATCAAATCCATTAGATCCAAACCATTTACATCTAAGACCAAATGGAATGATGACAGGGCCAGCAAATTTTCTTCCATCAGGAATTCATTTTCATAGCGCAGGTGATAGAGAAACTTCTCCATCAATGACTATTGAGCAAATTGCCGAGATTGAATTATCTATCAGTAAAAATGAAGGGCTTAAATGACTCCAGTAGAACAGGCCATTAGGCTAAAAAAAATATCTTCCAATAGGAAAGTCAGATCCAAGAGACAGCCGAGGCAGCGTTCACCAAAGCGCATTGAAGAAGAGTACCAAAGAAAATTAAAATGCATCTTTAATAATATGCTGAATTGCATTAGGGAAAATGTTATAAATAATTTGGAGGATCTGACAGATGAGGCTAAATCAGAAAAAATCAAAATTGACTCCTTCAGGTATGACAACTTAACAGAAAAACTCACCAGTTTATTTAAGGCCACAAGAGCAGCAGTTTCAATCGATGCTGGAGAAAAACAACTGACAGCAGCAGCCCAAGAGTTTGCAGAAAAAACAAATTCAATGAGTAGGAAAAACTTTATCAAGTCTGTTAAAAAGGGTATCGGGATTGATCTTTTCGCTGAAGAACCGTTTATCTTAGACTCTATGTCAATGTTCGTGGCAAATAATGTTAACTTAATTACCAACGTCCAAAACCAATTTATGTCCGAGGTTGAGAACATAGTCTTTGACGGAGTTCAGAGAGGTGTTCGTCCTGAGATATTAAAAAACAAAATTCTAGCAAGAGTAAAAGATAAGGAAGGTTTTAAAGGCCGTTTTAAAAAATCTATTACTAGGGCAAACCTGATCGCCAGGGATCAAGTAACTAAATTAAATGGCGCACTGAATAAATCCAGACAGGAAACCGTCGGAATAAAAAAATATATCTGGCGAACGACTAGAGATGATCGGGTTAGAGATGACCATAAACTTGAAGGAGAAGTCTTTTCTTATGGAAAAGGCAAATCCGAATCAGGAAAATCAAAACCAAAGGGGTCTCTTGATCCAGGCGAAGATATTCAATGTCGATGCTATGCAGAACCATTTTTTGATGACCTTCTGGATTAAATTATATAAACTTAAAATATGACTTCACGATTAGACTTCAAAAAAATTAATTTAGATCAAATTGAAATGACTCCTCAAGGGTTTTTGAGATTTCCAGTGTATGCGGGAAAAGTTGGTATCCAAACATACAAAAATGCTGATGGGTCTATTACAAGGGAGTTTAGACCACCGGAGCAAGTCTTTAGACCTGAAACTATGGACTCTTTAAAGAATGTCCCAGTAGTAAACGATCATCCAGAAAATATGGTCAATCCAGAAAATGCGAAAGAATTAACAGTTGGTTTTGGCAGTGAGTCAGTTGAGGCTGTCGATAATAAATTTCAAAAAACATCTGTCACCGTGTTTGATAAAAATGCAATTGAAGATATCCAAAATGGAAAAGTTGAAGTTTCTCTTGGCTATGATTTAGAACTTGAAGAAAAATCTGGCACCTTTGAGGGCCAAGAATTCGATGCCATTCAAAAGGATATTGTAATAAATCACCTGGCAATTGTTGACCGAGGCAGAGCAGGCCCAGAAGTTAGGTTGAGATTTGATAGATTTGATGCGATAATGTATTATAAAGAAAATTCAGACGAAAAAAAATATAAGGAGAGCAGCATGCCTAAACTTAAAATCGGTGATCAAGAATTTGAAGTTGAAAAAGAAGTTAAAGATGCTGTTGATGGCTTTATTGAAAATTTGAGTAAAAAAGTCAAAGATGCTGAAGGTGCAGCTGAAGAAAAAGAAGAAGAAAAAGACGAAGCCGAAGAAGGAAAAAAAGCAGCAGAGAAAAAAGTTGATCGTCTACAAGGTAAGAACGATGCCCTAGAAGAAAAGATCGAAAAGCTTGAAAAATCTCAAAAAAGTAAAATTGACTGTGACGATATTACCAAATTGGTAAAAGCCCGAAGGGACGTTGAAGACGTTGCTACAGCTCTTGTCGAAGAAAAAGAATTGGATAAAATGGATTCTATGACTGATAAAGAACTGAAGATTTTGGTAATTAAAAAATCATCAAAGAATGAAGTAAAATTGGATGGGAAGTCAGATGACTATATAGATGCTCGCTTTGACACTATTAAAGAAATGTCAGACTACAGTTCAAAAGAAAATAAAGATGCCTCCAATGCATTCAAAAATAAAATTGAGAATGAAGATGGAGAAGTGGTTGATTGGCGAAAAGCTCAGAAAGATAGCATGAAACGTGACTCTGAGGGTTGGCAAACTCCAATAGGAAGAACAGCATCTAAATAATTTTTATAAACGAAACCGAATATGATTTTTAAAATTAAAAAAACAAAACCTTTTAAGGGAGAATATAATGTCACAAATAGTCGTCGCAGAACAAGATGCTTTCACCGAAGGTCAAATTGTAGATTTAGGAAATACTGATATTGTTTCATTCCTGGCAGAAGGTGGTGCAATACCATTTGGTCGCTTCCTTGAATTAGGAACTGATAAAGAAAAGCAAGCAAAAATTGTTTCCGCTGCAACTGGCATCACTGATCCAAAAAAGATCGCAGGATTTGCCGTTAGGCAACACACTATAGAAAATCCTTTGGTAGGAAATGTTGGGGAGTACCTTGACGAAGCATCAATGAGTGTAATGAAGAAAGGCCGTATCGCAGTTATATGCGTGGACGCATTCACTCAAGACTCTGTTGTTCATATTGGATTTCAAAATTCTGAAGAAGGCCTTGTTTTTGGTAGTAACTCAATAGACAGAGACATATTAGCAAATGCCAGATTCTTAAATTCCGGTGGAGCAGGAGCATTTGCTATACTTGATTTATCTTTGGTGTAATTAAGTAATATGAAAGTTTTTAATTAATTTTTTGAAGGAATTCCCATTACCTTGGAGTAAAAAATGCCAAAACGATTTTCAAACTTAGATGCCGACCAAAGGAATGATGGAGCTGAAACAGCATTTTTCCTTCGTGAACTTGAATTTATTAAAGCTAGAACATTTGATAAAAAATATCCCGAGCTAAAGGCCAGGCAGATATTTCCTGTGTCTTTTGAAGCAGGTCCAGGGGCTGAAACAATTACTTACAGGCAATTCTCTCAAGTTGGATTGGCAAAGTTGATAGCAAACTATGCCGCTGACTTGAACCGTACAGACGTACTGGGTAAAGAGTTTACTTCAAAAGTAAAATCTGAAGGTGCATCTTACGGTTGGAATATTCAAGAAATTAGAGCTGCTCAAATGGCAGGGCGACCACTTCAACAAATGAAGGCCAACTCTGCCCGTAGAGCAATATTGGCACTAGAAAATCTTATTGCATTTTTTGGCAATGCTGCCGCAGGACTTGGCGGTTTTTTTGATAATCCAAATGTAACAGACGTTGCGATTCCATCAGATGGACCAGGTACAGATTGGGCCAGTAAAACACCTGATCAAATTATTAGAGATATTAATCTTCTTTTTAGAACTGTTCACACAGTTTCAAAAGGGGTAGAAATTGCAGACACTCTTTTACTTCCTCTTACTCAATACAATCTTATTTTTGACACTCCACGAAGTGCTCAATCTGACTTCAGTATAGGAGAGTGGGTTTTAAAAAATAGCCCACACTTAAAATCAATTGACTGGTTAAATGAACTTACTGGAGCGGGTGTAGGAGCAACTGACTTGATGATCGCCTACAAGCGTGATCCAGAAAAACTTTCACTTGAGGTCCCTCAAGACTTTGAACAATTCCCTGTTCAAGAAAAAGGCTTAGAATTTATTGTTCCGACTCATTCACGAGTTGGTGGGGTTTTAATTTATTATCCTCTATCAATTGCAAAGGGTGATGGAATTTAATTAGCACCTAGCTCAATCCTGAGCTGCGTGAATATCTGGAGAGACTATGATTGTTGATTATACAAAAGAAAATGTTTGGGCCATCGGCATTGCAATGCCTCAAGTAAAAGGTAAGCCTTTTGCATCACGAACTGTAAACTTGATTCCTGGTATAAATACAATAGATGATAATGACTGGCCAAAAATTAAAGATCATCCAATGGTATTAATGGCACTTGAAAATAAGGTGTTGATCATAGTCACAAAAGCCGATGCAGATATAGAGAAGTCAGTAGAAGCTGGTGTCTCTCCACAACTAGCAAGCCTCAAAGGAAAAGTTCAAGAAAAAATTTCAGTCATTGGAAAATGTTTGAATAAAGAACTCTTGGAAAAATGGGCAGAAGAGGAAATGAGTCCAAAAATTCAGGCAGCGTTACAAAAACAACTCAAAGTCCTTGAACTGACTGACGAAGAACGAGAGGCAATGAAAGGATGACCTATGTCACTAACTTCAGGCAAATTCAAAGTTCTTGCTCAAGGATTGGCATCTGAGTTACAAAATACTTCAAATCAAATTTTAGATGTTGTCTTAGTAGAAGTCTTAAAAGAAGTTCCATTTTCTGTCTGGGGCGACCGTGAAGAGATAGGACAATTTTATTTAACTTCCCACATGTTAACCATGGGACAGCGCAAAGGTCGTGTTGGTGGGATATCTGGCGAGTCGACAGGATCAATGTCAAAATCTTACGGTGGTGTTTCTAGCGTGAATGGTTCTCTAGATTTAACATCTTATGGAATAGAGTTTCAAAGAATAAGAAGGCAATTGGTAATATCTCCATTTTACGTGGGATAGATATGGGCAAAGGAAAAGTCACAACAAAAGAGACTGATAAAGGTTTTAAAAGTCTTATGCTTGAGTTTAAAAAACTTGAGGCAAAACCTTTTGTAAAAGTTGGACTGCCAGAGGGTAAGCCAAAAACCAAAGCCGAAAGAGATGGAGTCACAAACCTTGATATAGCCGTTGTTAATGAGTTTGGGGCAGGTCCTGCTCCAGAACGATCTCATATCAGAGCAGCATTCGACCAGAATAAAAAAGAGTTAAATCAATTCACAGAAAAACTCATGATTAAAATCTTAGATGGTAAAATGAAGGTAGATGCTGCCTTAGAGTTGTTGGGCCTTAAGAAAGTTTCAAATATTCAAAAGTTAGTAAGGTCAGGCTTAACCCCACCTTTAAAAAGAAGAGAGGGTACACCCCTGATAGATACAGGTGTTTATATCAGCTCAATTACATTTGCAAAGATAATGAAAGGTAAAAAATGATAGAGACATTTTCCACTGGAAAAATTAAAGTCACCAGGTCCATAGGTTCCGGTCAATATGTGGGAGGTAAATATCTACCTCCAAAAACTAGGACACTGTTTATAGACTCA